TTAGTGGTGAGCCTAGTGAAGAACAGATCGCAGCACAACAAGCTGAGATAGAACAATTAGAGGCTGAGATAGAGAAACTAAGAGGTGATGCTACTAATAAGCATGTAGATAGTGTTAAGAAGGCTGCAGAGACTGCCACCTTAATAGCAGAGAATCCGTCTATAGCTCCACTAGTAGATGCTATTATGACTGAACAAACCGTAGAGGCCCCAGAGGAATCTATACAACCAGAGCAACCGATGGAAGGGATGGAACAACCCCTAGAAGCTCCTGTAAGCCCTCCTGAGGAACTTTTTTGATAAAATAGTGTCTTAGTATATACAAGACTACGAAGTAGTCTTAATTCGTCCCATAGCTACGTCAAGTTATGATTCCCGTTAAACCACGTAAAGGTAACAATATGGCTAATAAGAATACAGAAGATGATGATTATATCGATCGAGGTGATCTCGTGGATGATGATGTCGATGATCTTGATGATGATGACGCCTCCTCAGATGAAGATGAACATGAAGAAGAACCTGATCAGACTGAAGATGAAGCTGATGAGGATGAAGATTCTGATGACGATGAGTCTGAAGATGAAGATTCTGATAATGAAGATGAGGATGAGGAAGGTGATGAAGACGAGGAAGATGACGAAGGTGAGGAAGATGGTGATGAAGGTAATCAACGTATTCCGCGGAGTCGTTTAAACCAAGTTATTCAACAACGTGAGGATGAGAAGGAACGATCTGCTTGGCTAGAAGAACAGTTAGAGGTTTTGATTAAACAACGTCAAGGTTCTACTGCTCCTGATGAACCTGCAGTGGTAGTTCCAGATTACGACTTTGATACTGCTGAAGATAAGTATGGAGATTTAATTCTAGAGGGTAGTGTTAAGGAAGCTTCTGCCCTACGTCGTGAGATTAGTGCTGAGCAAGGTAAGTTATTTGAAGCTCAGATTGCTCAAGTTAGAACTGAAGCTGCTGAAGAAGCTGTAAAAACTTCTAAGGCCTCTGTAGAGGACGGTGCATTCACTACCTACCTTTCAGATATAACAGCTGAGAAGTCCTACTTAGATGATTCCAGTGATGACTATAATGAACGAGCTGTTAAGATGGCCAACTCATTAATGTCAAGCTATATAGTGGAAGGTTATACTAAGTCTGAGGCATTAGCCTTAGCAGTTAATGATATTGGTCCTTTGTTTGAAACTGATGAGGCTGAGAAGCCTAAGCTTGGTGGTAAGAAGTCTGCCTCAGATCGAGATAAGAAAGCTCGTAAGAAATCTGTTAAGGCTAGTTCACAACAGCCTCCTAGCCCTGAACGTAGATCTGGACGTAAGTCTATTAACCTCGATGAGATTGATGTTGGTAAGATGACAGATAAGGCTTTCAATAGTCTAACTAGAAAAGAACGCGCTGTACTGCGTGGTGATTAACCCCGACAAGGGTGGTCAGAGTGACCTAAACCTCCAATGAAGGTGAAAAGCCTTCTCCTCATTATGGCCCTTCTCGTCTAAGGCATTGGGGAGTTCCCGGTGGAGATGCTGAAGGGTTCTTATTAAAGTTTCTTGGTTACTTTGAAACCATGTATTAGAGAGCTTATCTCGTAATATAAGTCGGCGATGACTCCGAGATGTCTATACCTAATAACATTATACAAGGAATAGCCAAATGGCATTAACTAACTTTGCCGCCTTAACATCCGAGCAGAAACTGGTATGGTCTCGTGAAGTCTGGAAAGACGCACGTGATATGGCGTTTATCACAAAATTTACAGGCACTGACACTAACTCTGTCATCCAACGTATTACTGAATTAACCAAAACTGAGAAAGGTGAGCAAGTCATTATGCACTTACTTGCTGACTTAGTCGGTGACGGTATCGTTGGTGATAACGAGCGTGAAGGTAATGAAGAAGAAATGATGACCTACACTGATACGATCACTATTGATCTTATCTCACATGGTGTACGTCAAAAAGGTAAGCTTGCAGAACAGAAAACTGTAGTAAGTTTCCGTGAGCATGCTCGTGATCGTCTTGCTTACTGGTTGGCTAATCGTATTGACCAACTAGCATTCTTAACATTGTCAGGTATTGGCTATGATAAGAACAATGATGGTTCTGATCGTGCTGAAGCTGCATTCAATACATTATCATTCGCTGCTGATGTATCTGTACCTACAGCTAATCGTCACTATCGAGTAACTAACTCTGATGGTACCTCTACAGGTTATACTGGCCTAGTGGCTGGTGCAACTGCTTCTGTAGCTGCTACTGATGTATTAACTTACTCTGCTATTGTAGATATTACTACTCTAGCTAAGACTAACTACTTGAAACCTTTGATGGCTGGTGGTAAGGAGTACTATGTTGCATTTGTACGTCCTGAAGCTCTAGCTCAGTTGAAGAAAGATCAAGACTACCAACGTGCAGTAATTACTGGTTTACAACGTTCTGATAAGAATCCGTTCTTCTCAGGTGGTACAGTGACTGTCGACGGTTTAGTTCTACATGAACATCGCTTAGTATATAATACTAAAGGTGCTGACAGTGGTTCTAAATGGGGTGCTGGTAGCGCTATCGACGGTAGCCGTATGTTAGTTTGTGGTTCACAAGCTATGGGTATGGCAGATCTTGGTGCTCCTGAATGGGCTGAAAAGTGGTTTAACTACAACAGTTCACCAGGTATCAACGTAGACAAGATGTTCGGTCTATTAAAACCTAAATACCATACAATCTATAGTGACTCTATAGAAGACTTTGGTGTTATGGCTATCGATCACGCTATTTAATTGGTCAGGGGGCTTCGGCCCCCTTTACTAGGAGAATAGTATGAAAGATAAAAGAGTAAAACTAGGTGGTAAGTTTGTAGCTCCTGTAGCTGAACCTGCCTCTGATCTAACTCCAGCACAACGAGCTAAGTTCCGTAAGGATGCTAAAGCTCAAGCTAAAAAGAAGAAGGCTAAGAAGTCTTCTAAATAATCCATTGATGATGAGGATTTTATCATGACAATTTCAGCAAACGTAGGACGTCAAGAAGTTATTTCAGCTTCTGTAGACGTCGATTTAATTGAAGCTACACTAGTAACAGGTGTAGCACAGAATGCCATTCAACTTCCCCCTAATGCTTATATCGTAGGTGGTCAAGTTGATACAGTATTAGCTTTCGACTCTGTCACATCTGATGATGTAGACGTAGTTGTTGGTACTGAAACATTATTAGCAGCAGGTGATGTATCTGTTCTAGGTGCTTCAGTTGCTTTAACAACTGGTCAAGGTATCAAAACTAATGCTCCAACTTGGGTCACTGTTGAGTGGAACGGTGTTGGTGGTAGTCAGACAGAAGGTACTGCTCGTTTGACAGTGCAATATGTTGTAGATGGTCGTGCGTGCTTCTCTGAAGGCTAACGGTCGGATCTAGGGGTGGGGGTGTAAAAAGCCCCCCTTCTTTCTTGTCGAGGAAAAAGAATGAAAAGATTTAAAACTAATGATGGAAGTAAAGTACGTATAGCTCAATTATCTGGCCATGTGGCTTGGGTTGGTGCAACGTATGAAGAACTCCATGAACGCTTCCACTCAGATGCCTATTCACTAGGCTGTGTATCTGAGGATATGCAAAAGAATACAGTGCTAGATTCAGTTAGCCCTAAGCAGGTAGATGAGCTACTTGAACGTAGTGCTATTGATAATGCTATAATTGCAGAGTTTAAACGTATCGTAGATGAGAACGATCAAGATGCTATGAGTAATAGTGGCCCTGATGCTGCTAAGCTCTCTAAGAAGATTGGTCATCGTATCTCCTCTCAGAAGCGTAACGGTATGTGGCATAAATTTCAACAAGAGCAAGAGGCTGAGTAATGACACTAGTACAGCTGATTAAGCACCTACGCGTATCCATTCTAGATGACACTGGTGGTACTAGCGTACTGTGGGAGGATCTAGCAGAGGATGATGTAGAGGCTGCTCAGCTTAGATGGTCTAACGAGGAGTTAACAACCTATATCAATGAGGCTGTTAATCGAGCCTGTCGTGCATCCTTTCTTATTAAGAAGGCTGAGACTGACTTCGATATCGCCGTAACGGCAGGTACTGCTATCTACCAACTAGATACTCGCATCATACGAGTTAAGAGTGTAGAGCTAGCATCTAAAGGTAAGCCTCTATTCCCTACTGAATATGAAGAGCTTATGGGTATTCAGAATTGGAGGGTTAGAGCCTCTACTCCTGAAATGTATATTATAGATGAGAGTGATAAACAGATTACCCTCTATCCTATTCCTGTTATTGACGACACCCTCCACTTGATCTACTATAGATTACCCTTAGTCTCTCTAGATTGGGGTTCTAATTCTAATGATGTAGAGATGCCAGAGGAATATCAGATTGATATGTTAGACTATGCTGCTCATATGGCATATCTAAAAGATGAAGCTAATACCTTCGATCCTCAGAGATCTGAATATTATAGACAGAAGTTTACTACTAACTTTACAGATACCTCCGTGTATGGCGAACTACGCCGTAAGAGATCTAAAGGACGCACCGTGAGATACAGAGATATATTCTGATGCCTAACCATCCTAAAACATTCCCTTTATCAGGGTTTTCAGGTTTAAACAATGTCAGTAGACCAGAGCGTACAGATCCTAAATATCTGAAAGAAGCTCTTAATATTGATATTGATAAGACTGGTGGAATTCAGAAGCGTCTAGGCTATTCATTACTTGAGAGTGGATCTTTTCATTCTCTATGGTCTAAGGATGCTAACGCCTTTGCTGTTAAAGATGATGATCTAGTTAGGATCAATCCTGACCTTACCACTACAGTGCTTAAAGCTGGTGTATATAGTGAGCTATCTTTTGATGAAAGAGATGGTCTTGTTTACTTTACAGGAGAGTCCGTTAATGGAGTTATTTCAGGTGATACGATATTACCTTGGGGGATTGAAGAGCCTAATCCAAAGCCTACATTATCAGCTACAGGTGGTGGTTTATCAGCCGGTACTTATCAAGTTGCACTCACCTACGTCCGAGCGAATGGACTGGAAAGTGGATCAAGCGTTGCTCAGCAGATTAGCGTTGGTGATATGGCCGGTATTACTCTTAGTAATTTACCTAGTAGTGCAGACCCTGAAGTAACTACACTACGTGTCTATGCTTCCACTCCTGATGGAGAGGTTGAGTACTTAGTGAGGGAAGTGGTAAATGGTACAACATCTCTTATAATTACCTCTGTAAGCTCCGGTATGATGCCTCTACCGTCTTTTAATAGACATGTGGCACCTACGGGGCATATAACAAAGATATACCACCAGAGAGCATTTATAGCGGAATTCAATACTTTGTGGTATTCAGATCCCTATTCATATAACTGGTTTGACTACCATAAAAACTTCATGGTATTCCCAAGTCGTATCAGAGCCTTGATGCCAGTCGAAGGTGGACTATGGGTAGCAGCTGATCGTCTCTACTATTTAATAGGCAAAGATGTAGACTCTATGCGTATGGAGATGAAAGAGCCTGTCCAAGTTGTCCCTAATACTGAAGTACAGATCCCAGGTGCCTATATCTTTATAGAGAACACACCTATTGGATATAAATGGTTAGTGACTACTAATAAAGGTGTTTACATCTTATTCAACGACGGTATAGCTCTTAATATGACAGAGAAGAACGTATCCTTCCCAGAAGCAGACTCTGGAGCAGCTGTCTTTGTACAGCAAGACGGTATCAATCGATACCTATCTATCTTAGATAAAAAGAAAGAATCGAATAACACTGCAGTAGGCGACCTAGCCACAGGTGTTATCATTAGAAATGGCGTAGCCCTAGAGGATTAAAAATGAGTAATTTACAAGTGAAGATTGACAATGCACTACAAGCAAAGATTGATGAGGGATCTCGCAACTTCAAAGTTGGTGGTGTATTCTCTTATCAGCATATTCGTAATGGTGAGGTTATCGCAGAAGATGTTAGCCCTAATATCGTAGTAGATGAAGGCTTAAACTACATCTTAGATACATCTCTATCAGCTGGTTCACAGCTAGTTAACTTCCATATTGGTATCTATAGTAATAACTATACACCCCAAGCTACAGATGTGATGGCAACGTTTGCTGGTGCTGGTGTGGCTAATGAAGTAACTACATTAGTAGACGAGACAACTCGTGTGGCGTGGACTGAAGTTGGTGTTGTAGCTAAAGCACTATCTAACTCAGCCTCTCCTGCTGTCTTTACGGCCAATGCTTCTGTCAATGTATATGGTGCTTTCTTAAGCTCTGATAATACTATGGCAGGTACTACAGGTAACTTGATTGCTGCCTCTAAGTTCACAGCTGTACGTGCCCTATTAGACACAGATGTATTGAATGTAACATATACGCTGACTATTGCTGACGCATAAACTCAGTGAGGGTCTTTACTGAAGCAGGTATACATCTTTCCGGAGATACGGCTCTAGCACAGAAATATGTGTCTAGGGCTCGTACTCTCTTAGGGATGATGAAGTCTGTTAATAATGGCCTAGCGGTACAGTCGTGGCATAGAAGATTAGATCAATATGCTACAGTTCATCTATCTAGTATTTATGGACAAGATTTAATACATATAACAGCTAATCCTACCACTTCAGATGACGGTGTATGTCCAGCTGGCCTTGTTGTAGTACCTATTTCCGACGCAGCTCTGAGTGGTTGGGGTGAGCCTTACATCCCTCCTATGGGAACTGTAGGAGCTCCTGAGAATGAACTCCTATTTAAATATGATGCTGATACCTCTACCTTAGGGATAGTCCGGGGTCAACTCTTTGAGGAGGTGCCTGCATCAGCTAATAGTTCTCAGACAGCTGCTACAAGTACAGACTTCCTCTATACATGGCACAGTCTTGGGGATAAGAAGTTTACTTGGCCTATCCTAACTCCACTTATTAGTGCTAGCCATAATCCTAATGCGAGATACGCCACGACTAGATACAATGGTCATGGACACGGGTCCTCTATATACTCATGTGGAAAGTTATGGACAAACACTCCGGGCCTAATGTGTGGTATGTGTATCTATAGTAATAGATTATATGTTGCTACATATGGGGCTACATCGGATACATTAGTAATATATGAGCGTCCCTACAAGGAGACCTACTCTTCATTAGGTGGAGATTATGATGTAAAGACTAATCCGACAGGATGGCAGATAACACTGTCCTATACAATAGGGCAGGTACTTCTCAAGGCTAATGCCAGCGAGACCTCTACTATGCTGGCTACTCGTATGTATGGAACGGTAGCGGGTAGTGAGACTACAGGTAAGATGGTAGTTGGCTACGGAGGGTACACCCCAATCTCGGATAGTCTTGATTCTCTAGGATACCTAAGTATAGATCTGGCATCTAAGACTGTATCAAAGGTTGGAAGATCAACTATTGGGGTGACAACTAAGGATTTTACTAATGACTGGAGTTATGGATTAGAGATAACTGGTCAGGTACCAATAGTAGTTGAGACTTGGCCTAGTGGGGCTACAAAGCGTATGGAGTGGGACTGGACTAGGACGATTCATAGTCAAAGTACAGATACAACATCCCTAACTAATCCAGTAGAACAGGTAGTGGCTATCGACTACTCTGGAGATACCTTACTTAAAGCTACAGCCTCTGCAGCATCCTCTACTCTCTTAGTCAGAGACCTCTACTCCTACGTAACCTCCCGTATTTATGGCTGGTCTAATCATGCTGAAAGTGGTTATGAGATTGACTCTAGTCACTCATACGACACCAGTACAAATGGGCATGAAACAGGCGGCAAGCGCTGGAACGAGTCAATCGTTGAGCTAGATAATATAGGTAAGATTTATCTAAGCCGTAGTGGTAGCGAGAGCGGGCATAGCTTTACTGGGTACGGAAGTGAGTACTACTTTGGTGGAGTGATTACTGTGACAGGCACTGGATTCTCAATAGGTGCTAGCGAGACACGACTACTGGCGGCTGTAGATATGCGTGTTGGCTCTGCCTTAGTTGAACGGCTAGTCAGCGAGGATTCTAGCTATACAACCACGAGAGATCAAAATACTCAAACAAAATCTCCCGGATATTTTAAGAGGTACCAAGATCTAAGTGATGGTGGTACAGAGATACAGGGATTTTCTAGACTCACAGTAATACCTGGCGGTACGATAACCTTTGATGGACTGGATGCATATGAAACTCCTTGGACTGCAGATCCACCAGAGGGCATCTCTTCTGGAAGCTCGACTTCCACTACTTCTTATAGGGACTCTGGACTTTCTAATATAAAAGCCCTCTACTTACTAATAGCCCCTCAGCATTTTGTAACTAGGGGACTACCTGTTGTAGATTATGGAGGTAATATCTTCATATCTCATCCAACTATTGTTGATCAGGGTTGGCCAAATACTATTGTAACTGAGGCGGATGAAGATCTACCGTACATCAACTACTATGGATACTACTCAGACCTAAACTCTGCTGTAGGGATCTATGGCGATAATCCTAAATATAAAGATATAAAGTTAATTTAACTGGTATTTAAATGATAAACTCCTCAGCAATAAACTCAAAGGCAATTAATGGTAGTAGTGCAGCCACAACTGGTGGTGCTACCTATAGTGAGACCATTAGTGAGTCCTTCACCTATGCCTCTGGGTATCTAAATGGAGCTACTAGAAATGAGACACTATTGCCGGTGATCAACCTGCTAGATTCTGATCCTCTTGGTACCTACCAAAGATCTTGGGCAGATGATATAACTATTCACCAAGATGTAACAGATCAATTCATAAGTATTATTAATGAGGTGCTGGCAACATCAAGTACCCTATCCTCTTCATCTAATAGATCTATGACTGTGAATGACCTGTTTACAATTAATGATAAACTCCTAATAACTCTAGTAGGAATTGTTAGTGAGAACATAACCCTTGTCCACTCCTACACAGACCTATTCAAGCTCATAGGTGTATTATCAGAAGTAATACATACTAGTGATGCTTCAATATCTACAGCTGACCTAAAGATACTAGTAGCATCTGCCTTCACTCTTAATGCATTATTAACCTACTCCAATCATGCAGAGGTTCTACTAGAGGCTATCACTATAACTGAAGACTACCTTCAGATATATAACGCTGCAGAGGCTTTAGTAGAGCTAATCACAGTGGATGATCTACCTGTCAATCATGTACGCCTTACAGTTATATCAGATGATATATACTCTATGTCAGACGATACAGCAACTAAGGCATCCTTCTTTACTACACTAGCAGAAGATGTTGTATTCCTAATAAGCTTCGATGATGGTACAACTACCTATCAAGGATTTACAATGAATCCTGAGACTTATGCAGTTACAACCTACGACAACTACCCTTTCAATTCAACAACTAATTATGATGGATCCTATCTACTGGCTAATACTTCTGGACTATATAGTATGGAGGGTGATACTGATGAGGGCACCTACATCACCTCAAAAGTGAAGACAGCAGCTCTAGATTTCGGTAGCTCTTCTCTGAAACAATGTCCTAAAGTTTACCTAGGTATTAATAACGACGCTAGTCTGATCCTACGTGTATCTATCGATGGTGCATACACCTCAACCTATCAACTTGACATAGCTAGTGATGATCTATCTACTCAGATATTTGATATAGGTAAAGGTCTTAAGGGACGCTACTGGCAATTTGATTTACAAACAAAGAATAACTCATCCTTCGAATTAGATGAGATAGAGCTATTCCCAATTCAATGGGGAAGAAAACAACGATGAGTTTAGGAACTAGCCAACTGGCGGCTTCAGGTCCAGCAGAGATTGTAACAAATCATGTGGCTCTAGCTCAGGATTATGCTAATGATGCCTTTA